TTGTCCAAACCATCGCCGCGGCGCTCGACGCCGACATGCCCGACTACGACTGGGAGGAGCGCCTCGCCGGTATGCCGCGGGAACTGGCGGTGCAATTTGTCGCCCTCCTTCCGCTTTCCCTCATGGGTGTGGGCGCACTGTCCTACCGCGAGATCAAGCGCGGCGAGAGCTACCTCAAGAGCAAGGCCGACTTGGAAAAGATGGGCTACAGTCCCGAACAGATTGACCGCATCACCGGAGCCGAGAGCGTCGAAGCCGCCCAAGCCGCGCTGGTCGAAGAACACGCCAAGCGCGACCCGAAGCTGGTCAAAGCCGCCGCCCAGCGCATCGTGGACGAGTCCATCGCCCTGCGCGAGAAGGCCAATCCCGCCGCGTTGCCGCGTCTGGAGAAGCGGGGGGCCGACTACGTTGTCCTGTCGCCGGAGGGCAAGGAACTCGCCCGCACGACCGACCAGACCGCCGCCGAGCAGGCGCTGGTTTCCGCCCGCCGCGAGACGGTTCAGCGCGAAATGCGCGACGTCCATACCGGCATCAATGAAGCCGTCGCCTTTATCCAGAAGGTCAACGAAGCCCGCCAGCGCGGCGAGGACGTTGCCAAGGTCATCCGCGATGAAGCGCCCCGCACGCTGCTCACCGACTACGAGGCGAACCCCACGCAGGAAAACCTCGACCGACTCTTTGAGACTGTCCGCGCCTTCGGGCAGGAGATCAACGAACCCGCCGAACTGGCCAACTTCCCCGTCACCGGCAGTAACCAAGGCGCACTGCGCGAAGGCATCTGGCGCTCCATCATCCGCATCAACGAGGGCGCGGACGGCACCATCGTCATGCGCGAGTTCGCCCAAGACAACCTCAAGCGGGCAATGGCCGAGGGACGGGTGACCATTGACTTCGTCCGTCAGCAACTCAACGACATCCTGCCGCAAATCGACAGCGACCGGATGGAGCGCAAGCTCCGCACCGAGACGGACACCGACGTCATCGAAGCCTTCTCCGACATTGCCGTGGCCTACTTCCGCGGGAGCATCCGCGAGGAGCAAATCCCCGCGGGCCTGCGCGGCATCATGCGCCGGTTGGCCATCATTTCCCGCGACATCTTCCGCCGCGCCTACAACCTCGCCCGCCTCCGCGCCGAGGGGAAGCTCGACCGCGACTTTGAGGCACTCTTGGCCGAAGCCGTCGGCGTTGACCAGCAGGCACTGGTAGACCGCTCCCGCGAAAAGACCGCGCAGGAGGTTGCGCCGGAGATGGCGAATTATTCTATTGGCCAACCGGAGCTATTTCGCGCAGGCGCATCTCCAGACGACTACAGCGGAACATCGCCTCAAGTAGACTGGGACAAGGTAGACAACTACGGCACCGCTTGGAACGAGAAAACTGTAAAAGCGCACACCAATTCGGAGCATGATTTTATTTATCCGGCCATGTTGGACGCATCTGACCTACGAGCCAATGTTGTAGAATTACAGAACGCACAGGACATCCGAAAAATGTCCGAAAAAGAACTCCGAGAAAATTATCCCGACGAATTTTTCGACGAGGAAAATATTGAAGACTTTGATTGGCGCGACGTCCGCGACCGTTTGACGCAACAAGAAGAACAGGGTTGGGAGTCGTTGCGCTACGACGAATACAGCAGGCCGCGGGGCAGCGGGTATCCTCCTCTTGTTGTTATTCGCACAGGTGAAACCACTTACGAGATGGTTGACGGCAACCACCGACTCGACACATGGCAAGAACAAGGATTTGACGTTGTGCCTGCGTGGGTTGTTGACGATTACCTTTTTGGCGAACACACCAAGCGGCAGCAGGCAAACTACTCCATCGGTTCCCGCGCCCAGCCCGACGTCGAGGCCAACCTTGACGCGCAGGGCGCAGACATCAGAACGGAATTAGGCCAAGGCGAATACCCAAGCACCACCGAAAACTACAGCATTGGCCTCGTTTCACTGCACAAGCTATCCGAGGAAAAACTGCGCTTTGCTGACCGCATGGGCGGGCTTGCTGTGCCGTCTATTGCCGTCACCAAAACCGGAACGCCAATCAAAGGCTTCGGAGAAATTACGCTGGTGGGCGGGCAAGAACTTGGCGACCCGTCACTCAATCCCGTTTACGACGCCGACGCCTACACCGCCCGCTTTCCAAGTCCCGAATACAAAAAGGTCAAAATGTCGGTCGCGCAAAAACTGGTCAATTTCTTCCGGCCATTTGATGCCCGTTACGCCTCGTATTATGGAGACAAAGTTTCCGACGTCGTTTGGGACAACGCGGTCAACACGCCGAATCCCGACGACACCATTAACAAGCTGACGCGCTCCAACGTGGCCAAGGCCGCGTATTTGGAGAGCGCGGAAGGCGTGACGGTCGAGCCTGTCATGCGACCGAAGGCGCAGCGGTGGGATTTGACCGGCACTAAAGCGATGCAGGATTACATCGCGGAAGGCAACGACGTTACGCGCATATCTCCCGACGACACCGCAGCGCGTCAAAAGCTGACAGATGTTGTGTTGGCCGCTCTTGAAGAAAAGATCGCAAACCTTTCTCCAGAACTTCAGCAGCTTCGACGCGAAGGCATGATGTCTAACAACATCGAAGAGGACACCGGACTGCTTTACTTTCAGCGCAAGCAAATCCTCCAGCAAGACATTGAGTCTTACGGCCAAACCGAAGTGGACGCCGAAGCCACCGGCAAGGCGCTGGATACCGCGCTGTCCGGCAAAGAAGCTGCATTTACCGACTGGGTCGAATCGACCATCCGAGATATGTATGCGCCGCCGCGGATTAAGGTGGGCGGCAAATGGGAGCCTTACACGCTGGAGAACATTGCCCGCGTCATGTCTTCCGGTCGCATTGTCGGAGTCGAAAAGACGATGGCCTTTGGTGAAGGCCCAGCCCGCGCCGCCGCCGCACGCCGATTTAGCTCCCTCACTGAACTCCGCAATGCCGCTGAAGGTTTGGCATCCGAAGAAGACGTTGAAGCCGCACGCGAAAAATCCAGAGAAGTCGTCAGCGCGTGGCGCGATAAGGTCATTGATTTTTACAAATGGAAAGATGCGTGGGATGCGTTGGACAATTCTATGCAGGCTTTGGCCCGCTTGTATAAAGCCGGAGACATGTCGGAGCGCGGCATGCAACGCGCTTTGCGCTCAATGGATTTTGTTGATGTTCCCGCAGCAATAGCGCAGGAGGGAGTGGCCGCGGCGCGGGCGCTGATGAATACGCCGGTTCCGTATTTTGAAAGCAAGCCGCAGCGAGTGGTGCGCCTTACGGAGTTCAAAGCGGCAATCGTTCCAAAATCAGTGTCCGTTGAAGCTGTTAACATTTTGCTCAACCACGGGCTTGAAGTTGTAAGCGTCGAAACAAGCGGCGATGTCAGCAGCCCAGAATTGCAGCAGGCACTGCAAAGCGTTTCGGCAGACATTTCCTACTCCATCTCCACCCAGTCCGAAATCGACCGCGTGCAGGCGGCGATGGATCGTCTCGCCCGCAGTCCCTCCGAGCGCATCTCGCAGTATGCCGCGCTCAAGGAACGTCTTACCGCGGCCTTGGAGCGCAACAAGCCGATCATGCAGTCCATGCGCGGCGACACCTTGCCGCAGGATTTCGACCGCACGCGCATCCTCAACGACCTTGGGTTCCTCGACTACATCCTCAAGGTGCTACCGCCGGAAGTGCGCGGGCGGGTAGGGGGCTACACCAACCTCGCCAGCATTGCGCCGGTAGACGTCTACAAGGGCGACCAAAAAGTCAGCGAGGCCAAGAACCCCGCGGGCGCAATCATCAGCGCGTGGATGCGCGAGGGTCAAAATATCGGGCAGGCGCAGAAAAACACGGCACTGCCGGAAGGCTACAGCACGGTGCCAAACACCACCGACGAGCGCAGGGACAAAACCATCGCCAACTTCCTTATCGACCGGCTCAAGAAAATCGACCGCGAACTGGAGCGTTACTACAAGCGTGACCTCATGGAGCGGATCTTCGATGTGCTGGACAAGTCGCGTCCCAAGGCCGGTCAGAGCGGGGTCAAGCGCAGCACGCTGGGGGCCGAGACGCAGAAGTTTGCCGACATGGTTTACCGCTCGTCACTGCTGGACGACGAGAAGACCGCGGAAAGGCTGGCTGCAATTGAGGCACAGATCACCAGCACCGAGGCGACCGCCGATAGCCAGAAGCGCATTTCCGAACTTTCCGAGGAGTGGACAATCGTCAACACGTTTGGCGACTTGAAGCGTCGTCCGTCCGAGACGTTGGCTTACGGTCTGGAGTGGTTGCAGACGCAACTCAAGGCAGGGCGAGAGGCGTGGCAGATCAAGGAAGCTGCCCGCATCCAAGAAAACCGCGAGCGTGCCGCCAAGGTCATCGCGTTTTTGGGCAAGCCAACCGACTTTGGACGCTTTGAAAACAAGTCCGCGCTGCAACGCTTTTTGCAAGCGGTCAACGCCTTCGACCTCGACCACAAAAGTTTTGAGCAGTTTGCTCCTTACCTTTTTGGCGACGAGGTTGCTGCCGAGTTGTCCAAGAAAATGCAGCGGGCGCAGATCGACGAGGCCAAGCTGGAACTGGAGAACACACGCAGTATTCTTGCCGCCCTACGCCAAGGGGCCAAAGCGGCGGGCATGTCAACCAGCAAGGCGCTGGTCGCATTTAAGGAGAACCAGCCCTACGCCGTCCGCAAAATGGAAGGGCGCAAGGTCAAGGACACCAAGATTTCCATTGAACTGGCCAAGAAGATTGTGCGCGGGTTGGCCGACCGCGGCAGCTTGTCAAACCAAGACGTCCAGACGTTATCCGACGAATTGGCTGCGTTGCCGCGAGACACGAAAAAAGAATTTGTCACGATCAAGCAAGTGATCTTCCGCGGGGAAGAAGTGCGCCTCACCATGAGCCGCGCACAGGCCATGCAACTATGGCTGACATGGCAGCAATCGGACGCGCAGGAAAAGATGCGTGCCGACGGTTTTACTGACGACAGCTTCGACGATCTCGACAACCTTATTTCCGGCCCGTTCGCGCAAGCGATTCTCCGCGTGACGTCGCGCATCTACGGCTCCGGCTACGCGCTGACCAACCCGATCTACGCCCGCATGTTTGGCATGAACATGCCTATGGTCAGAAACTACGCTCCGGCCCGCTATCTTTCTTCCAAGGAGGTCAAGGACGTCGGCCTCGACGGGTCGCCGCTGACAGCCGGTGGCCAGCCCAGCTTTGCCAAGTCCCGCGTCAACCACACCGCCAAGCTCGCGCCCGAAGACGCGCTGACCGTTTTGCAGAGCCACATTGCCATGCAGTCGCACTGGGTCGCCTTTGCCGAAGTCACCCGCGAATACCGCTCGCTACTTTCCAACCCCGACGTCCGCGAGTCCATCAGACAGCGTCTGGGCGCGGACGTTCTTCGCACCGCTGAAATGTGGGGCGACCAGATGGAACAACGCGGCGGCAACAAGGGCAGGGAGATCGCGTGGATCAACAACATGCTGGGCGCGGTCATTGGCGGTCAGTCTGTTTCGCTTTTGGGTTACAACCTCAAGTCGCTGATGATGCAGACCGACAACTTGATGCGCTTTACCTTGGCGCTCGACAGTCGCCAGATCGGGTCTGCCTTGTCCGATCCGGTCGCCCTCATGCAGAACGTCCGCAAGGTGTGGAAGACGGACATTATCCAGACCCGCTTGGAGGGCGGTGCCACGGCGGAAACGCGGTTCTTCTTTGAGCGGTTTGTTTCCATGTTCCGGCGCGGGGCCAAGGTTGCCGAAATGTCCATGATGCCCATGAACTATCTTGATTCGGCGGGGCTATCTATCTCTGGTGCAATTGTTTACCAAGCCGCCTACAAGGACGCGCTCGACAGTGGAATAGACCCGACCTCCGCAGAGCGAGCGGCCAAGGATGCCGTCGAAGCAATGGTCTACCGCTACGGACAGCCGGTGCTGATGGGCCAGAAGTCCAACATCGAAAATAGCGGCAACGCATTTACCAAAGCGTTTTTCCTCTTCATGTCCGATCCGCGATTGAAGATGGCCATCATCTCCGACTCCGTCCGCGGACTGGCCACCGGACGCGGCGACTGGAAGACGCATGTGCGCCGGATTGTGGCCATTGAAATGATGGCCGTGGTTTCCCATGTGCTGGCCACCGCGTTCAGAGATGCGACCAGCGACGATGACGACGAAGACCTATGGTCAATGGGCGGCTTCGCCCGCGCCCTGCTGCTGGCTCCGTTCCAAGGCTACTTCCTGCTGGGCAGCGTCAGCGACCTTGTGCTGTCGCGCTTGACCGAGGCCCAATGGTTTACGCCCACGCAGAACCCGCTCATCCGCACCGCGGACACCGCCCTTCGGGCCTTCAACAATCTCGACGACGCCTTCAACTTCGACGATCCCGACGCTTTGGTCAAAGAGTGGACAAACATCACGCGCTCCATTGCGGTGATGCCACCGCTCGCCGCGCCCGCGGTCATTATGAACATCGTTCGCCCGCTGGTGCAGGGTTGGGAGCGCATGGACGACGACGAATAAACTATTGCGCCACCATGCACCCACAGGTTTAGTCAAATCACTAACATGGCCGTCCAGAGCGATACATCACGCATTTCCTACGCAGGCAATAACTCGACCACGACGAGTTACGCCGTGCCGTTTGTCTTCTTGGAGAACAGCCACCTCAAGGCCATCGCCAAGACCAGCGCCGGAGTGGAGACGGTCGTCACGCTGACCAACCACACCGGAGCCGGAGACGTCAACGGCGGCACTGTCCGCACATCGGTCGCCATCCCCGCGACCAGCACGCTCACCATCTACCGCGACGTCCCGATCACTCAAACGACCACCTACGCCGAAGGCGGCGACTTCCCCGCGGCGTCCCATGAGCGGGCGCTGGACAAGCTGACCACCATCACCCAGCAACTCGACCGCCGCATCAACACTTGTATCCGCGGCTCCGAAGCCACGCCGCTCTCTGAATTGCCAAGCCCCACCGGAACGCAGCAATACGTTTTGGCGGCTTCATCGAACCAGCCTCCGTCATGGCAGCTTCAAAGCGCCATTGCCACAGGCCCAATTATTGCCACCGGAAGCACGCAGGCGCGTTTTATCAGCGACCGCTTTGCTGACATGGCTAACGTCAAAGACTTTGGCGCGGTAGGTGACGGCGTCGCGGATGACACGGCGGCGATACAGGCCGCTATCGATGCAAACGCTGGAAAAGCCATTTATTTCCCAAGCGGAATTTACAAATTTAGCCAGCAACTTCGTATCAAACGCAACAACACATGCCTCATTGGTGACGCCCGCAATGCGTGCCAGCTTTGGTACTTTGCCAACACTGACCAGCCCGCCGTGTTGGTTCAATCGGAAAGCGGAAACGCAAGCCATCCAGACATATCTGGAGTTGTGGTCGCCAACCTTGGATTTAATAAACTTTCAGCCACAACACAGAACAGCATCTGCATTGAGTTTGATCGCGGACTTGGCTGCTCGATGACCAACTGTTATGTGAGCGGGTTTCCATCTGCAATTATTACATCGGGTTGCCGTAATTGCTATTTTTCTAACTTGGCACTCAACGCACGCAACTTTATTGCCAACACACCAATTAGCTCTGCGTCCGTAGTTACCATAAGGAACTCGACGACAGGCGGCGGAATCACTGGTTTCACGATTGTGTATGATAACTGTATTATTGGCGCAGTGTTTACGTCCGGTCGAGCAGTAACCGTAAGCGGAAATGACTATGCAGCATTTTCTAACTGCTACATTTCTGGAGCGACGGTCGAGATGGTAAATATCGTTGGCGCTGGAGATCACACTTATGATTGCTGGTTTGACCAATGCTATTTCGATGGGGGACTGGCTTATAGCAACTCCACCGACCAAAACGGCGACGGGTTGGTGACAGCAGCAGACTCGCCAACTCCGCTGGGAGTCCACATCCGCGAAAACTCTCCAACGGCTTCTCGCAACGCCATCCACAACTTTACGGATTGCACGTTTGGGCAGATGGATGCCGCAATGTATATTGACGAAGAGACTGCAACCGAAGTCGGAATTATTGGATGCCGTTTCCGTTATTGTTACGAAGACGGTATTTCTTGTGCCTCTGATGACGTTGATCTCCGCGTGGTTGGATGCACGTTCCGCGACTGCATTCAAGAAATCGCAGATCGCGGATGCATTCGCTTAGTAGACGCATCATCTGCTGTCATCAGCGGCAATGTGTTTTATTTTCCTGTCAATGACAGCAACGGAAATGCCATTTCTTACAAGGCCAACACCCGCGCAATTGTGCTGGGCGGGTCTTGTTCAGCAGCGTCAATTTCTATTACAGGAAACACGTTTACCAGCAACCACGCCAACATATCGGACATTGGCAACGGAGGCGCAACGATCACCAGTTTGGTCATTTCTGGCAACGCTTCAAATAACACGGTTAACAGCGCCGTTGGTAATCTTGTCGGAAACGCTGACAACTCCAATGCCAACACCCTCGACTGGTATCAAGAAGGAACATGGACGCCAACGCTGGAATTTGACGGTGCGACAACCGCAATAACTTACAGCGCCGGACAGCGAACCGGATCATTCACTCGCATCGGCAACCGCGTATATTTTGACTGCTACTTCTTGCTGACAAACAAGGGGTCGGCATCTGGAGCAGCGACCATTAGCGGACTGCCGTTCTCTCAAAACGCCGCCTCACCTGCGTCTTATACGATCAGCGTTGGGGCTATGGCGGCGGCGTTGGGAGACGCAAATGTTGACGCGGGCATAAATTCGTCAGATGTAAACGAGATTCGCCTCTATAAGCAGTCTGGAGGCTCGCGCACAAACATGACGGAGGCGGATTTTGAAAATACAACTAACATTATAGTGACCGGCGCTTACCGCGTCTAACCCATGCCCCTCAAAAGTCCAACAGTCCGCACACCATGATCCTTGAACTCAAAACCTCCGCAGCCATGCTGACCGCCGGAACATTCGGCGTGTTCGCCACCGCCACGCCGGTCATGGAGTCCTTCGGCTGGCTCCGCACCGTGGCCGAACTGGGCAGCTTTGGACTGGTTGCGTTCAGCGCAATCATGCTGCTGGTCAAGGTCGCTCCGGCCTTCATTAACCACTTGGACAAGGCCCGCGATTCTTTCCTCGTCGAACTTGGCAAAGAACGCGAGCAACGCCACGCGAATGCGGAGAAACTCAACCAGTCGCTGCACCAGATTGATCAGTCGATCCGCGACGTCCATCACACTTTGAAGGGGGTCAAGTAAATGAGCGTCAAAATTCAAGACTGGAACCGTGTAGCCAGCAACGTCGTCCTCGTGGCCCAAGGGCCGGACGGCAAGCCCGCGCTGCTTTCCGCGGACAAGCCCGCCGGAGCGACCGCGGAGAAGTTCACCTACACCAGCGGCAAAGTGACCAAGGTTGAATACTTCTCGACTTACAATCCCGCGACCGAAACCGGCACGCTCATCGCCACGAAGAACATCCGATACAACGGCGACGAGGTTAAGGACACTTACTGGACATAATCAGTGGCGACCTTCAACTACAATCCGATCACCAACCAACTCGACCTTGTCGGATC